GGCGGCGGATGGCGGGGAGGGACTGAGGGCCGCCGTACACGAGGAGGCTTTCCTCGACAGCCCTGTTGGTGTTAGTTGCCCCGCCCGGTGGGGTGCGACGCCGACCGGACGGGGACTGAGAGCCGGAGGGTGAGCCATCACACACCGGCCCTGTTCGGTTAGAGCGCCGGGCTGGGGATCTTCTTGTCCTTGGGCGCGATCGATTTGATCGGCTTTCCGGCCCGGTAGGCATTCCAGGCAAAGACACAGCCGGCATAAATCTGCAGGGGCAGGTATCTGTCCGCCCCTTCCTTGGTCTTGGCGATCTTCAGCCACTCATCAAGGACGGTGGTTGGGTCTTCTTCCTCGAATTCCGAACCGCCCCGGGCCACCTGCTCCCAGAACAGCTTGCAATCCACCTCGTTGACATCCCAAATGGAGTACATGGCACTGATGACCGCCGGGGAGCGAAGTTCCGGCGTCTTGATTGAGAACACGGTGCCAGTCCACTGGATGAAGGGATGATAGGCGACCTGGTCCAACAGATCGTACCTATCATCTCCCTTCAAGGCTAAGGCCGGGTCGCCGAGGATGAACCTGCGGTACCAGGCAATCCCCTCGGCGACCTGCTTGGCGGTGGCCTTGTTGACGTTGATCAGGGCCGGATGCAGGCCCTGATAGGCCCCGGAGACATCCGCTGCGGTACGGGCCGACTTACGGCTGTCGAACTGCCGGAACAGGACCGCCAGATCGCTCGTGCTGTCCACCGAATACTCGTCGACGTGGACATAGAGATTGGCGGGGAACGTTCCGTTGCGCTTGGACAGCATCGTGCTGCTGTGCAAGCCGTTCATCCGGTACTTCTTCTCGCCGAGCTGGGCAGTTGCCCAGTGGAAGGTGACCAGCTGATTGGCATCTGCCCTGCTTGAGAGGTGTTCGACGCGATTGGCGTCGAGGTCACGCTCAGTCGGCGAGGAAGGCAGGTTGAGGTGCTGCGTTGCCAGATCGCGGGTCAGCGGTACGCTTTGAGATTTCAGCAGTCTAAACATTTACGTAGTCTTTCTGGGCGCCGTTGGTTTTAGGAGAACGTTTCCCGGGCGCCGGACGGGTCGTCTCCAGCTCGCCCCATTCGCTAAGGAGACGCTGAAGCGCACCGGCCTGGTCCAGCACGCCCGTATTCGAGATCGTGCCTACTGGTCTTCTGCCGAGTTCTTTCAGGGCCTTGACGATGGGGCCGAGTTTCTCTTTCAGTTCGACGAAACTGACACCTTCCTCCTTGGGGAAGATGCGATAGGTGTGACCGGGGCCGTAGTCGCCGGTCTTGCCGATGGGGTGCTTGACGACCTTGGCGCGGTTGCGGTGGCCGAGGTTCTCGACGGCGGCGGTGACGTGACCGGGATCGGCGCCAATGGCTTCAGCGATCTCTTCCGGCCTGTGCCATTTGCCATCGGCGAAGTCGTTGAGGATCTTCTTGTCGATGCGTGGACGCTGCTTGCGGCGGAGTAGCACCTCAGTGCGCTCGGCGAGCAACTCCGCGGCTTGCTGAAAACGCTCGCGGTCGTTGCCGTCCGTCTTGTCCCAGCAGTCGCGGAAGGCTCCTTCAGTTATGGCGGGGCCGATTTTCGTATTTACGCCAATTGGCGTAAAATCGAGAAACTGTCCGAATTTAACTTGGCGAGCTATCCACTGCTGCTTTTTGCCTTCTTTTTCGGCTAGCTTTTGTTGTGTCCAGCCTGAGCGATAGAACAGGCGGGCGAGTTCCTGCTGCCAGCGGGCGCCAGCCTCTTCCTCGCTGTCGCCATAGGTCTCGCGAATGCGAGCTCGCTCGGCGTCATAGTCGGCTTCAGTCATGGCGTTGTGTCCGATCATGTTACTCGTGGCGGTCATTCTGCCGCCTCCTTGATAGGTGGATCGTGGAAGACGACGCCGTGCTCCGTCCCCCATGCCGTCATGAGTTCGATAAGTTCCGACATTTCGGCGACGCTCAGTTCAGACGATCGCGGCCCGTAGGGGATGAAACTCATGCCGTCGAGCGACGGGATGAATTCCGTCTCCTGACCGAGGGCGTAGAGCATGATCACCTTCCATCGATCGCTATCGTAGGTCCGGCCCTGGTGCTTCACCTGCCGGGAGATATCCCCGAGCATTGCCCACATTCGCGAATTTTGTTCGGTGCTGCGCTTGGCTTCTCTGAATTCAAGCCGCATTCCATCAGGCGCAGCATCAATCCATTTCTTCGCCTTTTCGCGAATGGCTTTGTTCGCCAGTATCAGCAAAAAGCGGCCGCTCATTTGAGCCTCGCAAAGTCGCCATAAATTTTGGCGGCGACGATGTGGCGAGCCTCGCTGGCCAGACTGGGACTATCAAAATGCCCCAGAAATTTATATTTCCCGTCTAGCCTTATTTCGGCACGCCAACGCCCAACCTGTTTGTCAAAGCGGACACCCTTGAAACCGCTGGTGTTATCCGAGCGCAGGCCTGTGTTCCGCTGATTTTCAGCGTGGGTACAAAGGCGCAGATTACAGCGCCGATTGTTCAGACCGTCACAGTCTCTGTGATCGACTTGGGTGCCGTTGGGCGCGGCAGCTATTAGCCGATGCATCAAAATCATATGAGATTTTTTATCGTCATCCCGGACGTCGCGGGCCGCATAAATGGCTCTGCGCCGAGGAGATTTGAGGACGCGCCAATAGTGTCCCTGAACGAGGCCAATGTCGGCAACATCGATTACCGCTTCGTATCCCTGAGTTAGAGGGATAAAAGCGACGTCAGCATCGACACGGATTTCTCGGCTCATGTCACTTCGCTCCCAGCGCCCTCACGGCGGCAGTCTTACGGTCGCATTCTTTCAGGAATTCGAGCACCTCGACTTCGAGGTCAGCGATCATCTGGTCGTCGCGATAGATGCGCTTGATGAAAAGCCGGGCGTAGTCGGGAAGCCTCGGATCGAAGCTGCAGAAGTCGCACCACAGGCGGCCGGTGGTTCCCATCTGCCACTGCATCTGCGTGATGTACTTGGCTGCGATCGGCTCGCCGAGCAGGGTTCGAAGATGTGTGGCGGTGTTGGGCGCCTTTAGCTCGACCAGTCCATCGGTGCCGATAACTCCGTCTGGCGAGGCACCTGCCATGAAGATGCGCGGGTGTTCGATAAACCCGACCTCGACCACATCGACGTCTGCGGCGAAGGCGTACTCGGCCCGTGCCTGCGGCTCAGTCGCCGTACCCCATTGCATGGCGCCGTTGGTGTAGCTCTCGGCAGGGACGCCGGTCAGCCGTTCGGCGACCAGCTCGGCCATGTAATTCTCTCGCGACGCTCCCCAGCCGCTCTTGGTCTTGGCGACGATGTCGGCGATCCGGGAAGCGGTAGCTTTGCCCAGCCGCGCTTGCAGCCAAGCGGCGCTGCCTTGCGGTGCGTCAAGCATCGGAGCCCTCTTCGGCCAGCGTCTGCGCGAGTTTCAGTTCCAACTTGTGCTTGGCTTCGGCGAAGCGGGCGGCTGGCATCTCCTCGACCTTCTCGATGCCGAAGGTCTTGAGAAAACGCGGCAGGTCGGCGCCGCTATGGATGATGTCCATCTTGATCTCCTCGGCCTGAGCGGCACTGATGGGTCCGCTGGCGCCGGGAGCGGCGCGGCCGTTTTGACCTCGGCTGGCGGCCTCGCCGTCATCGTCCTCACCCTCGCTCGCCAGGTTGAAATAGGCCGAGAGCTGATAGCGCCTGGCATAGGTCGCGGCCGATCCATATGCCTGGGCGTTGCCGGTCACCGGGAGCGCGAAGACGGTCTCCTCGTCCTCGTAGCCATCGGCATGGCCGACCGTGAGAGCGGCGGCCAACGAGCCGCCATTGGTGATCAGCCGGGTGCGGGTCCACAAGCCATGCTTGGCGAGGATCTTGTGGGTGGCCTCGCGGATGGCATCCAGCCCGGCATACTTGGACTTGAAGTGTGGGTTGACCGAGGTCTTGGCGACGTTTTCAATCTCACCCTGAGCGGCGGCCATGGCCTTGCAGAAGGCGGCGTGGTTTTCGGGGGTGTTATAGTCGGTCATGTCCAGTTCCTCATCGGCCGGGACGGCCATTTGCGTTTCGGACGCGCGCCGATATGGCCGCGGAATTGCCGCTTCATTTTTGCGATCCGCGGAATGTCTTCCGTGGTAGTCTTTGGATCGTGGTGGCTCTTGCAAAGGCACTGGCAATTCGAGAGCGTGGGCTCGCCGCCGAGGGCGTCTGGGATAATGTGGTCGTAGTAGAGGTCGCCGGGACGAAGCTTCGTCTGGCAGCCGTCCGCTTCGCAGACGCCGCCGGCACGCTGAAAAGCGGCGAGGCGGGTCTTGGCGGGGAACTCGCGCCTATTCATCGAATGCCTCAGTGATCTTCCAGAGGGTGATCAGGGCTTCGGTAGCGCGAATGTTTGCTCTTGCTGCGGACCTGAAGGCGGCCCCATCGTGGATGTCGTTGAACAACGCATTGCCGTGTTTGATGACATCCTGACCGGCGGCAAGGAGGTCTTGGACGGCCGACTGAGCGTTTTGGCTGGCCTTGAGGCGGAGGGCGAGGTCGCTCATGGCAGGAAGCCCTCGTCCCAGTCCTTCGGGATGCCGAAGAAGGCTTTGGTGACCTTGACCAGGTCGAGGCCGCCGGTCGGGGCGTGTTTGTCAGGAACAGGCTCGACGAACAGCCAGACATCCATAGTTACCGAAGGTTCAAAACTGTCAGGAAAGCGCTTGATAAAATCGGCCAACCAAGGCATCTCACGAACTTGGAGAGCGGTCAGGCCGCGCCGGTCGCCGATCTTGACAAAGGGCACTTCGACACTCTCGGGGACTGGCTCGGCGGCGAGGGCCTCGTCGAGTTCCTCAAGCAGGCTTTGGAGATCCCATTCCATGTCGGCGCGGTCGTCGTCATAGGCGAGGTCGATCGCCAACTTGAGTTCGGCGATGTCGGCCTTGATCTCGGCGGAGGTACGCATGGCTAGTCCTGTTCGCGAAGGGTGACGATGGTTGCGGCGTGGCCCCGGATCTCGGCGATGATCGGGATGGGGTCGCCGCCAACAAGGTCCGGGCCAGCCGCGTAGCTCCAGACGATGTCCATCAGCGCGGCTTTGCTCAGGCGATCCAACTCGGCCTGATAGATTGGCGGCACGAAGATCGGGGGCTTGTTCTTGGGGTGCATGGCGCTTACTCTTCCCGGTCCAGCGCCTTACCGAGTTCGTCGTAGAGGTCGTCAATTTCGGCCTCCAGTTCCCAGCGGAACCCAGTTTCGTCGGCCCAGTCGAGTTCCCGCTTGCAGGCTTCGATCTCGCGTTTGATCTGCGCCGCGGTCCAAGTGTCGTAGTGGCGCATCACGCATCCTCCCCAATCATCTCGAGCAGCGTCTCTATTGCCTCGATCTCGGTGGCGCCGTAGGCGTGCCGGACGGTCGGCATCCAGCGGCCGTGATCGTCGCTGTAGTCGCCATCCGGTTCGCCGTCCCATGCCACCCAGCGGTCGCTGGGGTTGGGCCACCAGTCCTGCTCCTCGACGGTGAAGCGCTCGCGGAGGTCGTCGAGCAGTTCGGCTTTCTTGGCGCGAAGGTCGGCCTCGGTGATGGCGTCGAGACGGCCCTCGATGGACCAGTCGCGTTCGATGCGGTTGAGGCTATGGATGTCCTTGATAATTTCGGCGGGTGAAAGTTGGCTGGTCATTGCGTCTGTCCCTCGGCAAGTTCGATGGACAAACTATAGTACCACTAACATTTGGGTGCAAGGGGCTAGGTGAAAAATTTGTTAGTGGGGCTAAAAAACCCTTGCGAGGCGCGGCGTTGCGGGGTGGAGAATTAGGTGCCGGTCTTGCGGATCGCTTCTATGACGGCGGCGACCCGACGCAATTCTGTTTCGGGAAGATCGCGGATATTATCGAACACGGCCCACGCCGACCAAGCATCCGTTTCCGGGTTTCTCATAATGAGATCGGCCGGCTCGCATTGCAAGGCAAAGGCTAGGCTTTCCAACATTTCCTGTGTGTAATTGGTGATGCCGCGCTCAAGCTGTGAAATGGCGCCGTGGGTAACACCGACACGTTCGGCGAGCTGTTCCTGGGTGAGGCCTCTGAAGATGCGCCACTGCTTGATGAAGTGGCGAGGGGCGCGGCGCTTCGGGAGCGGGCGGACTTTTGCCATGGCCCGATATTGTGCGCTGCGGGAGACACTTGCCACGTAGTGAGATTAAAGAAGGGTTGTCGGGGTGGCTTGAAGTTTCTTGTTAGCCGTACTATCATCGGCGCATGTTCGATATCCAAACTGCTTTCAGCAAACAACGCGGGCTGCGCCTCAAGGTGGCCCGCGCTCTAGGCATTACGCATGGCGCCGTGTCGCAATGGCGGCGCGTTCCTGCCGAGCGTGTGATCGCTGTTGAAGCACTCACCGGGTTTCCCAAGGAAAGACTTCGCCCCGACCTCTATCCGCCGACCTATGCGCGGGCACGGGAGGCGGCAGAATGAGCGATCTTGAACTCTTTGCCATCCTCCTCACTGGCCCCGTTCTCATGGTGGCTGGAGTGCTGGCCGTGTTTTTCGTCACGCGACGCGGCGGCGTGAAATGACGACCGGGGCAGTCCTTGAACGAGGGACGCTTTTGGACTGCCCCGGCCCTTCGCAGGGCGGCGCCTGCGGACCAAATTTTCTGTCGCGCGCCTTCGCTTCCCGGCACCGGCGCTGCGACTGTGAACAACCAAAGCTGCTCCTCTTCGGCAACGAAGGTGGAGCAGATCGATGGACAGAAGGGCACCCCCCAGAGGTACGGTTATGAGCGCGGTCGCTTACATCGACAAAGCGCGGGACTGGGCACGTAGCCTCGAGGAAGACGAGGCGGAACGAGCCGGGTTCGACCGGGTGGAGGATGCGCGGCCCGTTGTGGCGAGGAAGTTGGGTATTGCCCCGGGCACGCTGACAAGCCTGCGGAAGAACCGGCTCAAGAGCATCTCGGCCCACAACTATGACCGCCTCAACCAAGCCGCCGCCCACCTCATCGAAAAAAAGCTCGTCCGTCTCCAGCACGAGCTCGACCTCACTCGGCAGCAAGGTCTGGACGCTCGTTCTAATGACTACGTGGCTACCCTTGAAGCGCTGGTGGCACGGGCGAGGAAAGACCTAGGGCTGATCCCTGACCCTAACGGGGAGGGGTGATGGTGCGGCGAGGCACGGCTGGGCGCGGCAGGGAATGGCCCGGTGGGGTGAGGCGTGGCAGGGCAAGGTTGGGCGTGGTTGGGCCGGGTGCGGTTTGGTGAGGCATGGTTGGGCTAGGCGGGGCAAGGCGCGGCCGGGTTGGGTGTGGTTTGGCATGGCACGGCTCGGTTGGGCGGGTTCGGGTCGGGTTTGGCGGGACAAGCTCGGGTCGGGTCGGGCGCGGTGTGGTGTGGCTTGGCGTGGCTCGGTCAGGCAGGGCGCGGTTCGGTTCGGCGGGGTCGGGTGGTGTCGGGTGCGGCATGGCGCGGCAGGGTTAGGCCTGGCTAGGCTTGGTTTGGTGAGGCGGGGCGGGCAATGGCTCGGCGGGACAAGCTTCGGTTCGGCTCGGCAGGGCGGGGCGGGGTGCGGCGGGGTGTGGCATGGCATGGTTCGGCTCGGTTGGGCGCGGTGCGGCTGGGTATGGTCTGGCACGGTGTGGCAGGGCGGGGGCAGGTGCCCCTTTCCCTGATTTCAAAAGGGAGGGAACAAAGTGAACAAGCAGATCAAAGCCGCCGAGGTTGAGGTTACTGAGCCGAGCAATGGTGGCGCACAGGCTATTGAATTTTCTCTGCCGTATATCGCCACGGTCAAACTGGAGGGCACTTGCGACATGATCTTCCATGGCTGGAACCCGGAGGCAGTCGAGGAAAAGGCAAGGGCCTCAAAGAATTCCAAGGCCAAGAAAACGGACAACGTCGAGAGCTATGTTTATCGCAACGAGGCCAAGGAACTCTGCGTTCCTGGCGAGTATTTGCGGCAGTCCGTCATCAATGTCGCCAAGTTCCGCCAGGACCCCCGTTCGCCGCGCAAAAGCGCCATGGATCTCTACAAGGCGGCGATCGTCTCACTGACCCCACTGGCTAGTCTTGGCATTACGAAATGGGACTACCTCGACAAACGTCGAGTGGTGGTTCAGCGCCAGGGCATCAACCGAACTCGACCGGCGGTGCGCGTCGGTTGGCAGGCGTCGTTCCAACTCATGGTGGTGCTGCCGGAATATGTTCCCCAGGAGATCCTTCGCGAGGTCGTCGAGGCTGCCGGCCGGCTAATTGGCCTTGGGGATTTCCGGCCGTCTTACGGCAGATACAGCATCGTCAATTGGGAGGTCGGTCCAGCGGTTTAAGGCGCGGCATGGCTCGGTGCGGCATGCTGGGGCATGGGCAGGGCTCGGTTCGCTTCGGTCGGGTTCGGTGAGGCTAGGTAGGGTTGGGTCCGGCTTGGCTTGGCATGGCTTGGATCGGTTAGGCAGGGCAAGGCTTAGGTATGGTGAGGCCTTTTGATGCTGACCCCTTGGCTGGTCTGGGGCCTGACAATGCTCGGCTTCATCGGGCTGTCGGTCGGCGCCTATTTGATCGGTCACCACAGGGGCTACGTCGCTGGCCGCAGCGACCACATCGGCGGCCTTCCCGGCGATCCCTGGCGTCCGCCGTCCGAGGCTGAGTTCCTCTCCGAACTGATCGAGGCCGAGCGAAAGAAGCCCGAGCCGCCCCGCAAATACCAGCGGGAGAAGTAGCCATGGCGATTACGCTTCAAAGACTGCATGAAGTAGTCCGATATGACCCGCTGACCGGGCTTTTCACTTGGACCAATGATCCATCCTCGAAATACCGAAGAAAAGGCGGGATATGTTCTTTT